ATAATCACTCATTAAGCTAAGTATAGGAGATATAATGCCAGGCAAAGGCTACTCATACAAAAAAGGTATGAAAAAAAATAAAGGTACAAAAAAGAGAAGATAATGGCTGAATGGCGTGGAATGAAGGTCAAGTTAAACAATCCCACTAGGATTCAAAAAGGTGAACCAGGGTATGGTCGTAAGAAATTTAAAGTTTTTGTATCAGATAATGGGAAAGTTAAGAAGGTTATGTTTGGTGATCCAAATATGGAAATAAGAAAAGATAACCCAAAAGCTAGAGCTTCATTTCGTGCCAGACACAAATGTTCTACAGCTAAAGACAAGACAAGTGCAAGATACTGGTCTTGTAGGATGTGGTAAATGCCTTTCGTAAAAAGAGGTAAATATTATTATTCTCCAAGTGGTAGAAAATATACTGCAAAGCAGGTAAAGTTATATTACGCAACGAATGGATTTAAAAAATAATGGCTAAGAAAGTAAGTTGGATGTGGGGTGGCAAAAGATATTCAGGCACTCTCATTAGAGAAACTAAAACGCATAAGTTTGCTAGAACAGAAAATGGCAAAATAAAAAAAATAAAAAAATAATGGCTGAACGAAAAGTTTGTGCCAATCCTGGCTGTGAAACTAAGTTTAGAGCACAGCATAATAATAAACGATACTGTACTGTTCAATGCAGTCGTAAAGCACAACATAAACGAAGTAAAGAAAAAAAACAAAAAGATTTTACATCACAGATGACTGCTGTGCGTGGTGAGTATTACGAAGAATATGTTAGAGATTATGCAGAACCAGTAGCAAATAATTTAATTAAAAAAGTTGATGTAGCAGATTTATTAGGTGTAACTAAATCTTTAGTATCTAAAATGCACGAAGCATATTTAATAGATAAAGAAAATCTAACTAAACAAAAAACTTGGAAAACACCAAAAGAAGCATTAATAGCTTTAGAGAAATTTGAAGATTTTAGAGATAGATATTTTCAAACAGAGACAGGAGATAAATACGAAACAGCAGACTTTCATCAGAAATGGATTCAAAGTATTTTACAAGCAATAGATGAAGGTGGCGAACAAATGATATTATCTCCACCACGACACGGCAAGACAGACTTACTTACACACTTTGCTGTATGGCAGATATGTAGAAATCCTAATGTAAGGATTATGTGGGTTGGTGGTAATGAGGAGATTGCAAAGAATGCAGTAGGTGCTGTAGTAGATCACTTAGAACATAATGAAAAACTCATAGAGGATTTTTGTGGACCAGGACAAACATTTAAACCAAAAAACAGAAGTGGTAAGTCTTGGACATCTGGACAGTTTACTATTGCTACAAGAACTGTAACTGGTATTAAATCCCCAACAATGGTTGCTGTAGGTAAAGGTGGAAAGATATTATCAAGAGACTGTGATTTGATTATTGCAGATGACATTGAGGACCACGGCACAACAATACAACCTAGTGCTAGAGAACAGACAAGACAATGGTGGACAACTACTTTGTCATCTCGTAAAGAGGAACATACAGCTATTGTTATTATTGGTTCAAGACAGCACCCAGAAGATTTGTATAACTTTCTTTTAGAGAACCCACAAGTTACAACAATCGTAGAGGAAGCACATAGTACAGAGTGTGTGTTACCAGAATTAGATATTGATGTACATACTGATTGTATGTTATGGGCAAGTAAGCGTAGTTACAAATGGTTACTCTCTCGTTTACAAGCTGCTGAAACAACTGGTGGTAAAGCTATCTTTGAAATGGTATATCTTAACAAAGCATTTGTAGATGGAATAACAATGTTTGATGTTGAAGAAGTAGATTTGTGTAGAGATGTCAATAGAACAATAGGAAACATACCAGCAGGAACACATTTAATTGCAGGACTTGACCCTGCTTCTACAGGTTTTCAGGCTTGTTTCTTATGGGCAGTCAATACTGATACAGGAAAAATGTATATGGTAGATATTGAGAATGAACAAGGTGGTGGCATTATTCAAGCCAAAGAGACAATTAAAAAATGGTATGAGAAGTATGGACTTGCACATTGGGTTATTGAGGAGAATGGATTTCAAAGAGCAATACGACAAGATAAAGATTTAAAAGATTACTGTGCAAGAATGGGTATTTATTTAGAAGGACATCAGACACAAAAAAATAAATTTGACCCTATCTTTGGCGTTGGAAGTATGAGAGAATTATTTAAAGAGGAATTAATTAGTTTGCCATATGGTAGTGCAGAAAGTGAAACTAAGAGTAATATATATCGTAGGCAACTAATTTATTTTTCTACAGGTGCTAGTAAGCAATCTGGTAGAAACAACAAGAGTGATGTTGTTATGGCTAGTTGGTTTCCTATGAAAGTAATTAGGAGATTACAAAAAGAACGACTAGCTGAGGTAGGATTAGATTATAAGCCTAGTTTTGGAGAATGGAATATAAGCGATATGAACGAAAGCCCTTGGTAATAGGATGACACCTGAAGAAATACAATACGCTATAACACAATTACATTTTGATAATCAAAGTGCTTACACAACTCGTGGGCGTATTCGTGCAATTATGAATGGTGGACCTGATGGTATTACTGCATTGTTAGGCGATCAACTACAAGGTTTCCAAGATTTCCAAATACCTGTACCTAACTTGATGATGTCAGGACTAGAACACTTAGCACAAAAGATAGGTCGTATTCCAAACCTCAAAGTAGATGTACCTAATGGTAAAGATTCTGAAAGAGCAAGACAGAAAGCAGAAAAGATTGGTCGTATAGTTAATGCGTATGATGAGGTACAAAAATTAGATTTACAAATGCCACAAGTAGGTAGATGGCTACCTGGTTATGGTTTCTCTGTTTGGGTTATTAGAGAAAAAAAAGATGCTAATGGTGTTCCTTATCCTATTGCAGAACTAAGAGACCCTTACAACTGTTTTCCTGGTTACTTTGGTGCAGACCAACAACCAAAAGAAATGGCAATTATTCGTAGAGTGCCAAAAGATGCTTTAGCTAATACTTATCCAAATAGCAAAGATAAGATTATGAAAAAAGATGATGCTTACCAAACAAACATTCTTGGTGTAGGTAACGCATATGCTTCTGCTTATACAGACCAATACAATGGTTCTTGGGCTAACTCCAATGGTGATGGAGATTTAATTGCAGAATATTACAACTTAGATGGAACTTATATATTCCATATGACATCAGGAACTATTCTTGACTTCATACCTAACCCACTTGATAGTGGTCCAGCATTTGTCATTGGTAAGAAATTTGCCTTTGACAGATTGCAAGGACAGTATGACCAAATCATAGGTCTTATGGCTTCAATGGCAAAAATTAATGTGATGTCAATAATAGCTATGGAAGATGCAGTCTTTACAGAAACAAACATATCTGGTGAGATAGAGAGTGGACAATATCGTAAAGGTAGATTCGCTGTAAACTATTTATCGCCAGGTACACAAGTCAGTAAACCTGCATCAAATGTTCCTTATCAAATTTTCCAACAGATAGATAGAATAGAACGACAACTTCGTGTTGGTGGTTCTTACCCTGTTTCTGATGATTCACAGTCTCCACTTAGCTTCGCAACTGGTAGAGGATTAGAAGAACTAGGTGCAAGTATGTCTCTAATGATTAGAGAATATCATACTGTTATGGCTGATGCTATAGAGATGATTGATTCTAAGAGATTAGAGTGGGATGAGAAAATGTATGGTGGTAAGACAAAAGCATTATCTGGTTATATGGATAATAAATTTTACTCTGAAACATACAATCCATCACTTGACATACAAGGATCATACAAGACACGAAGAGTATATGGTGCTATGGCTGGTTATGATGAACCACAAAAGATTGTTACAGGTTTACAGTTATTACAAGCTGGTATCATAGACACACAAACTCTACAAGAAAACTTAGATGGATTAGATAACCTTGTTAGAGTGAATGAAAGAATTACAAAAGAAAAAGCAGATAAAGTTTTATTTGACACATTGTTAGCACAAGCCCAACAGGGTGATGCCAAGGCAACTATGGCTGTTGTACAGATAAGAAAAAATCCAGATGATATGCAAAATATCTTGGATAAATTCTTTACAGCAGAAGAACCAGAGATACCTATGGCAGAACAAGAATTGCTTGGAGGTGCGACCTTACCACCACAGGGTCCACCACCAGGCATAGCACAGTTACTACAAGGATTAGGTGGCTAATGTCAATTAATAAAAAGTTTGCAGATATAGTACACAACTCATTAGGTGATGTTGATGAACTTGGTGATGATATATTAATGGATGAAGAAGTTTTCCAACCAAGAATATTTAGAGATGAAATGCCACCAATGGTGTTTCCTTTTGGTTATATGATAATCAGTTCAACTTTTATGTATTATGATGATGAGGAGCAAGATGGCAACGAGGAGTTCTAGTAACAAAGGTACTGATAGGAGAGCATTAAATGTTCCACCACCAGCACGAAATACACAAGATAATACACAAGCTGTAAGAAGAATACCTGGTATGCCTTATGGTGAACAACAAGCATTAACACAACAGCAACAAGCTGCACCATTACCAAAAGATACTACTCCACAAGCACAACCTGCTATGAGGAGACCAATACCTCAAATGGATGTGTTTGCACAAACACAAAGACCAAGTGAACCTGTTACATCAGGATTACCTTTTGGACCTGGTGTTACTCCAATGACAACATCTGAACAAGGTTTAGAAGATGTTAAAAACTTTATTTATGAAAGTTGGTTAGCAACTGGAGATGATAGTTTACTAGAGTTCTTGTAATGATTTACAAAAATTTTTCACAAGATAAAGCAGAACAATTTAGTAAAATTAATCAAACAAGTTTTGGTGTACCAAAAACAGTTATGGTACAAATGGCTAAAAACAATACTGATGATTCTTTTATAGAAAAAAT